TCATTATACCCTATCGTTCCCCTATTGACAACAGATTACATAGATATTACCCAGATTTTTGGGTTAAAACCACTAAGGGTGAATCTTTAATTGAGATTAAACCAAAGAAACAAACCAAACCCCCCAAGCCAAACCCTAAACACAAAAGAAGATACCTTAAAGAAGTAAAAACATGGGGAATAAATGAAGCCAAGTGGAAAGCTGCACAAGAATTCTGTGAAAATAAGGGATGGAAATGGCAAATTATAACTGAAGATATTTTGAACAATACTAAATAGTTATACTATGGCTACAACAGAAGAAGAAACGTATTTAGATAAATTAAAGGACGCAATTAGAACCAATCAAGTAACTGCCAGAGCAAGAGCAGCGGGTGATTGGTTTCGTTCAATTGTTAATAGAACTAGAGGTGCATTTTCTGGGGAAACACCAGAGAAAATTCTTAATAGACAAGGAGATGATGAAGCAAGAGCTCTATTGGGTAGAATGTATTTCTTTTCTTATAATCCTAAATGGAAAGATAAATTACCATACTATGATACATTTCCTTTAGTTTTTCCTATTGAGAAATATAGTGATGGATTTTTAGGATTGAACTTCCATTATCTTCCTCCTAAACATAGGGCTATACTAATGGATCAACTTAAGATATATGCGAATAATAAGAACTATGATGAAACTACTAGATTGAGATTGACATACGATATGTTAAAAGGTTTTACTAAAATACCAAGAGCAAGACCAACAGTACATAGATATCTTTTAAATAAAACTAGATCTAAATTTGTACTTATTAATGCAGATGAGTGGGAAGTAGCACTTTTTCTACCAGTAGAAAGATTTAAAAAAGCAAACAAGAAAAAAGTATGGGCAGATAGCAAGGAGATGTTCTAATGGCAGCACCATTCACAATTGATGATTTCAAGGCCAAAGTAGATGGTCTAGGAAGTTTCATAAGAAAAAATAGATATACTGTTCAAATAGTACCACCTTCAAATATGCATGTCCCAGTAAATATTGAATTTCTTGTTAAGCAAGTAAGTTTTCCAGCTAGAACTTCTGGAACAACTAATTTTAGATACGGTGGAAAATATGGTTTAGAAATTCCTTATGAAATAACTCCTGGTGAGGCCGTATCAATTACCTTTCTAGAAACGGGAAAGTTTCCAGCTCGTAAATATTGGCACCATTGGCTTGAATTGATTCAAAGTACCGATAATTATAATATGAATTATTATGATGATTTCAAGGGAACTGTTAAAATTTCAGCTTATGATGAAACGGATCAAGAAGGTGTTAATCCTAGACATGTGGTAAAATTAGTAGATGCGTGGCCTAAAGGAATCAGTGCTATAGAAATGGGATGGGAAAGTAACGAACTAATAGATTTTAGTGTAGACATTGTATATAAAAAATGGGAAATTGAAACTTAATATAATTATTTTATTATAGGAGAATATTATGGCATTACCAAAAGTGGTAACACCGACTTATGAATTGAAAATTCCATCTACAGGACAAAAGGTTAAATATAGACCATTTCTTGTAAAGGAAGAAAAGACATTATTAATGGCATTGGAAAGTGGTTCTGAAGCTTCAATGGGTACTGCTATGCAACAGATTATTGAATCTTGTAGTGAAGGAAAGATTAAAACCAAAGAACTAGCACCTTTTGATATTGAATATTTCTTTCTACATCTTAGGGGTAAATCCGTTGGTGAAAAAATAACTGTAAAAGTTCCAAGACCAGAAGAATTAAAATGTTGTAAGGAAGCTGATCCAGAAGATTTTCATGAAGTAGATATTGATATCGATGAAATAAAGATTGATACTTCAGGAGCTAAATCTTCAGAAATACAGGTTACTAAAGATATTGGAGTAAAATTAAAATATCCTAATGTTGACCTAGTAAATAAATATGCTACAGCGGGTGAAAGTATATCTGCTGATAATGTTTTTAAATTAATTTCTGAGTGTATTGATTACATCTGGGACGGTGATGATATTTACAAAGCAAAAGATTCTACTAAAAAGGAATTGGATGATTTTATTGAATCTCTTAGTTCTGGACAATTTGGTAAAGTAAGAGACTTTTTTGAATCAATGCCAAGATTACAACATGAAATAAATTGGATATGTCCAAAATGTAAAAAGTTGAAACCCCTAGTACTAGCAGGTGTAGACTCTTTTTTCGGATAGCGCTGAATCACGATTCCTTGGCGAACCATTTCCAAACAAACTTCGCCATGATTCAGCACCATAAGTGGAGTCTAACAGAATTGGAAAATATGATGCCATTTGAAAGACAGATATATGTAATGTTATTACAAAAATGGATTCAAGAAGAGAATGAAAGAGTGAGAGCAGAAAATGCAAAACATAGGTAAGGAAAATAAATGGCCAAAACTCTAGATGACGTAACAGAAAAACTAACTGAAGGCAATGAAGACCGATATACACTTGGTAATGAGCAAATTCAAATCCAACAAGTGCAACTTCAAACTCTTCAATCAATGCTTGCGAACTCTGCTGATGCTTTAGCTGATGCAAGAGAAGCTGCTAGAGAAGCTGCTAGAGTTAAAGATGATGATGGTGGTGGCTCTGTACCAGACGCAAAAGTAGAAGAAAAAAAGGCTGGTGGTTTTTTCTCTAGGATGGGTAAAGCTATAATGAATCCTATTGGTGCAATGGGTAGAAGTATGAAGTCTGCAGGAAAAGGAATTGGTGGTTTTCTAAAAGGTCTATCTAGTGGACTAGCATCATTTGCTAATCCTATGGTATTAATAGGTGTAACTACTATGGCCGTTTCCCTTCCAATAATGGCCGCAGGATTAGCCGCTGCATTTAAAGTATTCGATATGATTGCCGGTAAAGGTAAAGCTTTAGAATTTGTTACTGGTATAATCGAATCACTTGGTGAAGCAATCGGAACTATTCTTCAAAAAGTCTTGGAAGGGTTTGGTAATATGGTCAAAAATATGGGGCCATTTATTACCAAGTTCTTTAAAGGAATTGCGGTAGTAATTAAAGCATTAGAACCAATCATTGTAAGTATATGGCAAATAATAAAAGATATTATTACCGATCCCGTCCTCAATAAAACCATACAAGCAGTATTAGCCGTAGTTGGTATTGCTCTTCAAGAAATTAGTGCAATAGTTCAAAAGACGGGTGATGTTATAATAGCCGTCATGGAAAATGTTGATAAAATTCTTACATCTATATTTGATGGTGTATCAAAAGTTATTAAAACTATTGGTGATGCAATAATAGGAATAGTAGATAAAATCGTTGAGGGAGTAGAACGATTAGCAGTCCTTCCTGCAGGAAATATGTTAGCGGTTGCGGGTGCTCTAGGAGTATTGGCCGTTGCTCTTGTTGGTTTTTCTGCTGGCGCAATGCTTGCTGGTGGAATGATGCCTTCTTCAGAAGACTTAACAAAAATAGCAAATGCAGTTAAAAAGTTTGCAGATCTTGAACCTGGAAATCTTGCAGCAGTTGGTGCAGGAATGCAAAAAGTTGGTTTAGGATTAGCTATTTTTGGAGGCGGTAGTAAAGTAGCAGAACTTCTTTTTCCTGAAAAAGCTGGGGCATTAGATGGTGTTGCTGATTCCGTAAAGAAATTTGGAGCAATTGATGCAACAAACTTCGCATTGGTTGGAGATGGAATTAGATCTTTGGGAACTGGATTAATGGCATTTGGTGGCGGTTCTTTTCTCTCAAGTCTTGGAGATGCTTTTGGAAAATGGATAGGTGCATCTGATCCTGTTGAAAAATTTAAAAAGTTTGCTGAAATAGGACCGGGACTATCTCAAGCAGGTATGGGAGTTACAGCACTTGCAAATGCATTTGATGCTTTCGATAGTGATAATCTAGAAAAGATAGGAGATAGTCTTGATAAGTTTCTAGGTGCAACTGATATGGACAAACTAAAAGCCTTCTCAGCAGCAACAGAAGGACTTGTAAGTGGTCAAATGTTAGCCCAATTACAAGTCCAAACCGCTGAAGCTGCTAGAACTGGAAGACCTATTTTTGTTCAAACTAATAACTCTGCTCAAGTAAATAATAGTTCAGCAGCTTTATTCCCAGGCGCTCCCCCTAATCCCAATAGTAAAGATGAGTCACTAGTTGGTAATTAACTAGATTTATAAAATCCATCTGACAAATAGTATATCATAGAATCTACTAAATCAGGTGATCCCCAACAAGCAACACTAAGTAATAAAACTATTACACAAAACCAAAATCCATACATAGTATTATTTTCACTAGACATTAATCTTGCTCAGCTAATTTTGCAAAGTAAGAATATTCTTCTGAATCTCCTGCAGTTTCTGCTACAACAGGTGTTGCAGTTTCAGGTGGTCTAACAGCTGCTTGTTCAGCAGTCATAGGTTTACCACCATCAAAAGGTACATCAGAAGGAACAGAAGGAACTTCGTTTGTTCCGGTTGTAAGACCTAAAACACGTTCCATCTTCTCTTTCAATTCTGCATAAGACTTGAAATTCTTTTGATCTGTAAACTCTTCCAAAGAATGTTCACCCTTCCAGATTTCTTCCATCTTGGCATCATCTTCATCAAGAGGTAACGGACTCTCAAATTCACTCTTATCATAATTGGAAA